CCTGTTATGTGGCTAATGTTTCTGGCACTTTATATATGGGTTTTTACAATGGTAGTGCGGATGTAACATCTTCTAGCCAGCCTTTAACTACTGCATCATGGTTTCATATTGCTTATTGTAGGTCTTCTGGAACATTGAAAATTTTTGTTAATGGTAATGAAGCATATTCTGCTAGCAATACAATTGACTATCAAGCAAGTAGACCACTAAATATAGGGGCTAGTGTTGACTCTACAGCAAGAGAAGCACTAAACGGCTTCATAGACGACCTCAGAATCACCAAGGGCGTGGCTAGATACACCGCTGCGTTTACCCCGCCCACCAAGTCTTTCCCAGACCAATAAGGACTAAACCATGCAACTGTATAAAGACGGGCGCATAGCCCACTACCGCGAGTTCTTCCCTAATGTATCGTTCCCTGCTTCTGGCCCTTCAGACGAGTACCTAGCGGGAGCCGGTGCGGTAAAGGTAAATCTCTTCCTCGACCATGACCGCGCTACGCAGAAGCTCGTTTCTTGCGATCCGTATGTGCAAGATGGATGGGCGTATACCGTACGGGTAGAGGATAAGACCGCAGAAGAGATCGCTGCTGATATAGCCTCTAAGTCTGCACAGGTACGCGCACAACGCGACCGGCTTCTGTCTGCAAGTGACTGGACGCAAGTTCTGGATGCGCCTGTAGATCGTGCGGCATGGGCTACTTATCGTCAGGCATTGCGGGACTTACCTTCTCAAGAGGGTTTTCCCAATGTAGAATTTCCGCAAGATCCGAACTTTGTAGGTGAATAATGGAATGCGGAACCCGACCAGAATGCGCCGAAATCGCTGATAGAGCAGTCCGCAAGACTTTTGCGATCCTCGGTGTAGATATAGACAAACCCGAGTCTGTGGAGGAGTTTCGCCAGGACTTGCGATTTGGTAAGAGGCTGAGAAAGATCGCAGACCACGGAACCCTTGCGTTCTTTGGTGCTGTTGCGGTGGCTGTTGTGGCCGCGCTTTGGATCGGAATTACGCAGTCTATAAAAGGTGACTAGTGCTGCTCGAGTTGGCGGCGGCCAACGCTGCTTTTGCCGTTATAAAGGAAACTTTACAGAACGGCGGGGAGATCATGTCTGCTGGCCGTGCGGTGGTGGACTGGTTCAACGCTAAAAACAGTCTACAAGAAAAAGTACAAGATAAACCGCCAGACCAGAGATCAGACTTAGAGGAGTTCTTCGCACTAGAGGAACTCAACCGCCAGCAGCAAGAACTCAAAGAACTGTTTATCTACCAGGGTAGACCTGGGTTGTGGGATGACTGGCTTACCTTCCAGGTAAAGGCTAGACAAGACCGCGAAGCAAAAGCTGCGGCAGAAACAAAAGCCAGACTCCAGAAAAAGAAAAAGCGCGACGAGTTGCTCCAGAACATTCTTCTCGGGTTCTGGATCTTTGTGTTGCTGATGGTTGTCTCTGGGATGATTGTCGGCGCAATATGGCTATCACTAAAAGGTAAATTCTGATGCTATCTCTCCTCTCCACACTTGGTGGACTTCTCATCTCCGGTCTGCCGAAACTGCTGGAATACTTCCAAGACAAGCAAGACAAGAAGCACGAACTAGAGTTAGCCAAGATGCAGTCTGAGCGAGAGCTTGCTTTAGCGGCGCAGGGATTTGCGGCTCAAGCCAGGATAGAAGAGATCCGCACAGATCAGGTGGCTATGCAGACAGATGCCCAGATGACCGTGGCGGCTCTGGAACACGATCAGAAGGTTTTAGACCGCGCCTCTACCTGGGTGGCGAACTATGTCGGGACAGTCAGACCCACGGTGACCTATATCTTCGTGCTGGAGTTGGTGCTGATAAATTTTTACCTGATGTACTGGGGACTGAACGAGCCTGGGCTCCTCATCACAATCCAAGATGTGATCGCCTTTGCGGACATTGTTTTCTCCACAGATGAGATGGCGATGCTCGGAGGAATTATCGGATTTTGGTTTGGGTCGCGGAACTGGCAGAAGCGATGAAGTTAAGCAAGGTCGGTGCGGATCTCATGCACAGGTATGAGGGTTATAGGAACAAACCATATCTTTGCCCCGCGCACATATGGACGATTGGCTATGGTCACGTTCTCTACCAAGAGCAGATCAGACTACCTATGGTGCGGACAGATAAGCCTGGGCTGATCCGCAAAGAGTACCCGCTTAAACCGGAGGACAACCGTGTCTGGTCGAAACAAGAGATCGAGGAACTATTCTCAGAAGATGTCGCAACTTTTGAACGCGGTGTTCTACGACTTGTTCCCAGCGCTACTGGCAGTCAAGGCCGCTTTGACGCTTTGGTCTCTATCAGCTTTAACTTTGGGCTAGGCAATCTTCAGAGATCCAGCATCCGCATGAAAGCCAACAGAGGCGACCACGAGGGCGCTGCGGAGGCGTTTATGCTTTGGACCAAGGGAGGTGGAAAAGTCCTGCCTGGGCTTGTCAGGCGCAGACAGGACGAGAAAGCACTCTACTTATCTTAGAACGGTATTTCTTGGTCAAGAAATGGGTCTTTCTTACCCGCTGGTTCCGATCTCGCTTGCGGCGCATCGTTCTTAGACTGGAAGGTTAAGGAATAAAACTTACCAGTCCCGTCCTTCCTCTCCTTCTGCCAGCCAGAGATCCAATACTTCTGTCCGTTGATCTCGCACTCCCCGCGAATATCTGGGTGCTTGTCTTCTGTCTTGCGGTCATTCTTGCTTATGAGACCGCGCATATTGTTATCGTACTGTGTCATTCAATCATCTCCCTTCTGGTGATGGTGTCAAAAAGTACATCTACTTCCTGCAAAAACTTCTTCGCTTCTTCCTCTATTTCCGCAATCTCCCCAGGAGTGGGGTAAAAACGACGCACAAGCAGTTGTTGTGCTTCTGGCATACGAGGGTCATAAGAAACGAAGTCAACCCAACTACGACCCGTTACAGCGGCTTGCAGGGTCATCTGCGCTTTATGCTCCTCTGGGATGCCTCCATCTAAAATCCAACCGACATGGGTAGAGGTGTTCGGGCATTTGATCTCTATTAGCCCGTCGTCCACGAACCCGTCTGGAGATGCCCCAAGAAACTCTATGGTCGGGTGGTCTATAAATCCAACATCCTGCACGATGCGACCTGTCTTAGCCTCGTAAGCTGCCTTTGCATTTGGTTCCTGCTCTATCCCCCATTGCATTGGGGTACTCACAAACTTATCCACAATATTGCCGGTCATGCGCTCGCAGAGAATTTCGATCTTTAGCGACCTCCTTTCCTTGCGATCCTCTTTTGGTTTCTTGTCCGCAATTTCTTTTGCGGTCTGTTTAAGATAAGCCATTGCCGCGCTCATCCTGCTTCCGGTCAACTTCCCACAACGGGCGTTCATAAACGCGCCAAAGTTGCCAGCTTGAAGCGGGTTTTCTTCTCTAGACATCTTCCGTCTCCTTGGGGATAACTCCGCGCTCAAACCCATCCTCGTCTTTAGAAAACACAATCCACGGGTTCTCGCATCTCTTTTGCGCTTTCATCGCGGTCTGGTAGTCGAGCGTACAGTCTTCGCAAAACCCAACTTTAGGAGTTGGTGGAAGGTGTCGTGCGGCTTCCCTCCAGTTGTCATAGGTTGACTTGTCTGTGCAGAACGGAACCTTGTCCGCAAAGTTCACCATCTTTATAAGCATTACTTTTTCCCCCATAGTTCCAGGCAAGCCATCTCTAGTTCCGCGCCTGCTGGATTTGTTTTAAGAGCGTCTTTGATACCCATGTTGTACGCGGCAATAACATCTTTCGGCATCTCTACCGACGAGACTTGCGTATCTAACAGTTTATCAAAAGAGAGTGTGACCAACAATGTGGTTAGCACTCCCAGAGCCACCCCCATCCAGAAGGTTTCCTTCTGCACTTTTTCTAGTTCGTAGATCATAAGAAGAGCCCTGGCAAAAAGTTAAGCATCAGGAAGAGCGCGACGAGACAAACCGCCATCAAGAAACCGTCCAAGTGTTCGTTCATGGCTGCTT